ATATAACCACTAACCGCGCATCCTTTCTCTCTCCCATTTTCCTTACGACTTTCCATAAACTAAAAAAGGAGCCATTTCTGACTCCTCTTTTTTTGTTACTGTAAATTGTAATTATTATAATATAACCCAATCTTCAGCAAATATATCACTTGACGACGCGACCCAACTATCTACTCTTCCATCACTATTGACAATAGCCATTTGGTTCGTATATTTCAATGTAGTGCCATTTTTAAGTATTGCATCTTTTACACTTTGCGGAACGCTCTGCATTTTTGGAATTATTTCTAATCCAATTTCAGCTGGTATTTGTTTAAACACAAACATTCCGCTGCCATTCCAACCTGTACGTGTTATCATTTTCCCTTGTTTTAAAGCATCTATAGCTTTACCAAAATTTAATCCATCTTTCATTATTATTGTATTTAGTTATTAATTATTGTTACTGTAAATTACTACTCCCTCGTGATTTTCACATCAACCCCGAACATTAATATTCTCATTCCCTCTCCCACGTCTCCTAATATTCCTCCTTTTGTATTTGCTACTACTGTGGTTTCCAGAAATCTCAATTTATCTAATTCGCTGCCCAACTGTTCAAACTCTTCTTTAGTTAAGGTTATTCCTATTTCCTGGATTTCTCGCAACCCTTTTCTTCCTTTCGCTGCCATAACTATTTTCTCTATATCTCCAATAATGCTTCTGTCGTTATGGTATGGCATTGTGATTCTAATGTTGTGGTGTATGTTCTTCATCTTCTTCAAATATTAATGTTGTTGTAAAACTCTCTATTTCCTCCAATTTTAACCTTAATGTAGGGTCGCGGTCTGGAGCTGTGTATACCTTTACCTCTCTTTCTCCAGTAACATAAAGCATATTGTCGAAGTGAACTTCCCAGAATTCGTCACCATTTTTGATAGTTTTAAGCTGAGATTCTTTTAATGTTACTGTTAATTCAATTAATTTTAAATTATTTTCCATATTTTTTATAAGTACAATTACCATGCCATCAATTAGTTAAAAGAAAGTTTCAATTTATTTTTAAAAAAATTAGGAATATAGAGCAACCTTTTGTATATTTATGTGTCATAATGGCATAGAATTTGTACAGAATGAATTTACTCAGGGCAGCAGCACAGCGCTTGAAGAAGATAGCACTGCAAAACTGAACGTGAGATGCATTAATAACAATAGTTATTATCTCGTCTTAAAACTATAAAGACATGGCTGGAAAAGAAGTAGGTAAAACTCCCAGTGTAGGTGTAAGTCGAAAGACTGACGAACGGATGTCAGAAGGTTTTTGGGAGCTAAGGGGTTCAAAATCAAGAAGTTGAAAAGGTTCCCTTAGGGGTTTTTTATGTTTATTTTTTTTAAACTTACTTTTTTAAACACTTAAAATGAAAAGACATAAAAATTAAAACTTCAAGCGTGGCTTATGTACTTATTTTAAAATTTGATGAAATTAGAGAAAGTAAATAAAATAAATGAAATTCTATTTAAAATGGAATCGTATGATAATCCATTTAAAGTTCCAGAATTGAATAATGATGAAATATGTAACATCACTACATACTTTAGAAAAGACTTTAGAAACTTAATGAGAAACAATCCAAAAGATATAGATAATAGTCTATTAATAATATTAAGAAAATATAGAAATTTTATTTTAACAAAAGCTGGTAGTAATCAAATTTTTAAATATGGTAGAATAAGTAAAAAATATTTATTAGAATTTTATGTAAATAATATAGAAGAAGCAATAAAATACAATAAACCAATATATGTCAGCAAGAAGCGAAGAATTAATTAGAATAGCAAAAAGAAACGTAGCAACCTATAATGAAATGATTGATTATATGAAATCATTAAAGCAAGATAAAACAACAAAAGCAATTATAGGATTTTCAATTTAGAGCCTTTCAGGAGTTTATTTTACAAAAAGGTATAAGTATTCCAAAAGAGAAAGAAAGTGCAGGAGAAGGCTTTAAAATGGCTAATATAGAAACTAAAACATTAAAGCTTAATGTCTAAACAACGTAAAGTTAAAAATAATATTCGTTATCCAAAGCATCGAGCTAAAAGAAATAAAAGGTTATCTATTTTTCATAGTTGGATGAGGATGACTAAAAAATATAAAAAAAAGAAAGCAATTCTTTACTTAGTAGAATTATATGATAGTGAAGAGAAATTTCTTAAAGTAGGAATAACAACGACCTCTGTTTCTAAAAGATTTAAAGGAATAGATTATAAGTTAAGAAAATTAAAAGCTATAACAAGCGATGTGGTGACTGTTTTTAAATTAGAATCCAAAGTTCTACGAACGTTTAGAAAGAGCTCCTATAAGCCTAAAAAGAGGTTTGTTGGTTACACAGAATGCTTTGATGTTTCTAAGAAATTAGAAATACTTTCATATATTAAAAGAATAAAATAATGAGAATGCGTGGAGAATATGAGGAAATGATTTATTTATACCTCGCTAATGAAAGACTTATAAAAAAAGAAACTGGAATTAGTAAAGAGCGTAAGAAAAGACTTAAACTCAATAACAGAATAATAAAAAAGAATATTAATGAAATTTATTGTTCTGGAAAATTCACAGAAATGTATAAGGAATTAACAAGCAGCCATTGGCGCGATATAGAATTTGAATTTTCAATAGGAATGAAAGAATCATCTGGAGAAGCTGTGATGACTGACAAATTAACAGAACTAAATCTGCCATTTTTTCAGGAAGTGTCATTTTGTCAGTTACCATTTTTAAGGTTTGACTTTTACTTACCTACAGCTAACACAGTTATAGAAGTTGATGGGATTCAACATTTCGTAGAATTAGAAGATTATTATAATTCACACGATGATTTCCTTAAACAAAAACGCCACGACAATATGAAGCGTAGTTTTGCCTACAAGAACAATATAATATATGTAAGGTTTAAGTATAGCGAACTTAATAAAATAGAAGAAAAACTTAGAAGAAGATTTGTGATTACATAGTATTAATAGAATCCTACCTACTCTACATTAAATAGCTCCAATCTCTCCGTTATTTAATGTAGATTTTCTTTTTGGCACAGTAATTGATTAATGAAAGACATTATGATAAATAACGAAAGTTATTAAAAAGAGTGAAATACTCGCATAATTAAAATTCATTTACATGATTTTACAATATGATTTAAAAGGTAAGTTATTAAATACTTACAACACTCTAATTGATGCCGCTGAAGTAACGGGCATCCCTAAGAGTACAATTTGGGATAGAATACATAGAACCGCTAGTTTAACTGGTGATTATGTATGGAAAGCCTCAAGAATATCTGATTCAAAAAATAAACCTAAAATTCTTATTTTTGATTTAGAAAGTTCACCAATGATTAGTTACCATTTTCAAATGTGGAAAGTAAATATTGGTATTAATCAAGTTATTGAAAAACCGCATTTATTAACATGGTCTGCCAAATGGGCATTTGAAAAAGAAATGTTTAGTGACAGATTGACATCAGAAGAAGTACTAAGACATAATGACGGCAGAATAGTTAAGAGTTTGTGGGAGATGATGAATCAAGCAGACATTATTGTTGCTCATTATGGTAACGGTTTTGATTTACCTTTATCAAATGCAAGATTCTTATTACATGGTTTACAGCCGCTTAGTTCTTATAAGTCAGTTGATACTAAAGCAGTAGCTTCTAAATATTTTAAATTGTATTCAAATAAGTTAGATGCAATAGCAGAATTATTTGGATTGCCTGGTAAAATAGAAACAACCTTTGATTTATGGAAAGGATGTATGGAGGGCGACGAGCAAAGTTTAATTGATATGGAGACTTATAATCGTCAAGACGTTGTTGTTTTAGAAAATGTTTATAAGAAACTTTTACCATTCATTACTAATCATCCTAACATTTCGTTATATGATGATAGTACCGAAAAAGCATGTACTCGTTGTGGTTCTCATAAATTAGAGAAATTAGAAAAGATGCACAGAACAACAGTAAGCGCTTTTGTAACTTATAGATGTACAGAATGTGGAGCAATTTCAAGAGAAAGAAAGTCATCACTTCCAAAGGAAAAGAGACCTAATTTATTAACTTCAGCAATATAATAATGATATTTAATATAAAAGAAACAGAAGTAGAAAAGTTAAACAATAAGGGAGAGTATATTAAAGTAATAACATATACTAAAAAAGTCTTTGGAATAAAATATAGAACAATAACTAAAACGTTCCAAAATAAAATTACTCAAGATGTGTTAGATGCTCTTGATGGAGAAGAAGCGCCTAAATCGTCTAAAAAGAAAATAGGTTTTAATAATTAATAATAAATACAATGGCAATTACAAAAAAAGAGGTACAAATGAAAGAGTACTATAAACATCTTGATAAGGAAAATGAGATGTTAAGTAAAAAAGTAAAGAACTTAAAGTTACAAGTTGATTATCACTTATATTCTCAACAACTAGCAATGATTTACAAAGAGTTAGAACAAGCTGAGAATCAAGCAGCAAATGTTCCACAAGGAGATACTGTTGAAGTAAAAACAGATGTAAAAGAAAATGAAAACGATTAAACTTACTTCAACAAAAAGCGCTTATCTTGACATTTATGTTGAGGTGGCGCTTTCCCCTTTTAAACTAACTAACACAGAACAAATGGTGGTTTCTCGTGTACTTTATTATATTAATGAAGAGTTAGCATTAAACGTTCCTTTAGATGCTGCTATACGTCTTGTCTCTATGTATGAATATAGAATGAAAATTAAAGATGACATTACTGTTTATTCTAAAAAAGAAAAGAAGGATGTCATTATGTCAGAAGGCTCATTGAATAATGCTTTATCTAGTTTAAAGAAAAAGAAGTTATTTGATGATGGAAATAGAATTAAGCCTCAGTATGTTATAAAATATAGCGATGGAGGATTTGCTTATAATATAAATATTAAAGAAGATGGTGAAGAAAATATATCTGATTAATGGTATAAATGGGGCTGGGAAAGATGAGTTTGTTAAAATGTATGCAGGAGATTCTAAATACAAAGTAATAAATATTTCATCTGTACAGCCATTTAAAAGCGTTTTTGAAGAAGCTAAATTGCCGCATAGGGATGATTTCTCTCGCAAAGCTATTTCAAAAATGAAAGACTTTATGGATACGTACTTAAATTATACTATTAGATATGTTGAGGTTAAAATAAATAATTATAGAGAAAAGGATGGTGATTATGTATTATTTTTTCACATTAGAGAAGAAGATATAATTGGGATGCTTAGAATGATGTTTGACCTTGAGACAATCCTTGTTAAAAATTTTGCCGTTTTACCAAATACAGAAAAGGACACATTAATTGGGAAAGGAATTAATTATAACTATGTTATTGAAAATAGTATTTATTCTGAAACCTTAGAAGATGCCGCTTATATTTTATCAACTAAAGATAATAGTAATGCAGATTTATAATGATAACAAAGTAATTATACAAGAACTAGCAAGAAAATATGGTACTAGTTACGCTGTTATAAAAGAAGCGGTAGAGATGCCATTTGAGTATATTTATCAAACGTTAAAGGAAATAGATATTGATGCTGGGGATAAACTACCAGAGTTTTATATAAGAAATTTTGGAAAGTTTAAAGTTAAATTTAGATATTGGGAATTTAGAGAAGATGATAATAAATAATTACCTTGAAAATAATTTTTGGAAGGAACATCCTTTACTTAAAAAGATGACTCCGTTTAATGGATTATATAAAAAAGACAAAAGAAAAGAGAAGGATATAAGCTCACGGATGATGTGGGCTATTGCTGCTTTTGTAGATATATCTAAAAAGAACTTGCCAGAAGAAGAAAAAATATCAATAATCGAGCAAGATTATATTAATGTTAGATTTAATAAAGAAGAATTAAAAGAGTGTATTAATAAAATGAGAATACTTTTATTATCTACAGAACAAAGAGTATTAGCTGATTTATATGATAAACTTAAAGAAAGAACTAAATTAATACAAGATACAAATTACACAATAGAAAATGCAGATAAATTAGATAAGTTAATAGGGAATACAGATAATCTAATAACAGCAATAAAGAAAATGGAAACAACTATATTAGCTGGTAGTGATGATGGAGCAGTAAAAGGAGGTAGAAATGAATCGTTATCAGAACGTAATATTATATAAATTAAATAACTATGGAAGAAGAGAAAGGATTAACTCAAGAAGAAATAGATGAAATGCTTGAGGCATATGAAGAAGAGGGGTACGATGTTTTTAAGTTAAAAGAAAAACAGCCTGGGTTGGATAATGATATTAAAAAAGAATTAAAAAAATAATTATGCCAAAGTATATATGTCAAAATAAAGAGTGTTCGCTTTATAATAAAGAAATGCTCAGAGATACCATTTTAAGCGTTTCTAACGGCACTTTAAAGGATTCTGGTAAGGTATGTCCAGAATGTGGTAAAGACGCCTTAGCGGTCATTTATGACGGTCATACGACCAATATGAGAGGCGGAGCTAATATTTGCACTAAATAAGTTGTATGTCATTATTCCTACGAATAGAAAACAGAAATAACTTTTTAATAAAAGAATTTCCTAAAATTCACCCTCAAAGTTCTAAATATATTTCTTTTTGGAGAGAGCAGAAGCGCAGGGTTATTGAAGGATTTTGGTCTCCAGACGATAAGGATGTTAAGGTTGATACATTAAAAACTCCATGTAAAAACCCTAATATGTCTAACAAGTGGAGATATATGCCCAGTAACCTTTACTTCTATGTTAATATGGCAGCTATATTACACAGACCAAAAGGGATGCCTAAAACCTCTCCTAAAATTGTAATACGTCCATTTCTTAGAGATATAGAGTGGGAATTTTTTTATAATTGGGCTGAGTGTCGTGGGTTTAGTGGCTTTTTAAATGATGAAGAATATTCCTGTAGTTTATTATTGAGTGAAGATGGAATTTCTGATGAAGAACTAATTAATGAATCTTTAGACATAGATGGAAATAGAGTAGATGCAATTTACTATAATTTCTTTAATAAGAAAAACGAAAGAAAACAATATATCTCTGCAAGAGAATATTTAAGAAAATTACATAATCGCCCCCTCGGATTGGCGCTGTATAACAATGAAGCTCGTAATTTATTGATACTCAGTGCTAGAGGGGGTGGTTGAATGGTAAATCTTTTATGGCAGGAGTTGGAGTTGCTTTACATGAAGTAATTACTAATGGAATAAAATATTATACTAAAGAATCAATAACAAACCCACCAATTGCAGAGGTATTTGTTGGAGCCGCGATGTCTTCTAAATCTAAAGATTTATTAAGTAAGACTTCTAATTCAATGAATAATCTTTCTGGTATATGGAAAAAGGGTGAAGATGATGAAATACAGTCTCCTCTTTATAAACAAATGAAGGGTCAATTATTAAAACCTGGAAACAAGTGGGAACATATTTATGAGAAAAAGATTAATGGTAAATGGAAAGAAGTAGGTTCTAAAAGCTATATAAAACATGGAGTCTTTTCTGTTGAAAACCCAGAAGCAACTGCTGGAGGTAGATATTCTGTAATAGTTGTTGAAGAGGTTGGATTATTACCAAATGCATTAACTGTTCATGGTAGTTCAGAGGCAACGCAAATGACCGATGGTACTATTAAATATGGTTCATCACTATACCTCGGCACAGGAGGAAATGTCTCTAAGATAGTAGAAACAGAGATATTATTCAGAGACCCAGAAGGTTTCAATTTTTTA